AATATTATTGCGGATGGCCGATGTGCAACACGTGTCCCTTGGAGTCCTAGAGGCTTTTAGTATAAATGGGACTCCAGGACTCCAGCAACAATAGGTTTTATGAGAGAGCTCCCCTGGAGTCCTGCATCATATTTACAAATATGCCACTACGAATTAATTACTTCACTTCCCAGGTTGAACTGCCTATATATATCTGACTATCGCTTAGGTTGTTCTTCATTATCCCTTAATCGCTCTCTTCCTTTCGCAAACTCCGATAAGCTAAATCATCCTTATTTATTTACTTGTTCATCAAATTCCCGTCGGTCGGTGTAAGTTGTCGTCGTCTTGTAAATTGATTTAGCAGTGCCGCTGCGCGGGCAAGTTTCCATAGATGGAGTCCCAATTGGTTATACCTCCAAATGCGTTTAATTACATAGAGTCTCACCGGGATGAATATCAGCTTTCCCATGACCTAACCGAGATTATCCTACAATTCCCATCAACGGCGTCGCAATTAGGTGCGCGGTTGAGTCGTAGCTGCATGAAAATTGACCATTGTGTGATAGAATATAGGCAACAAGTACCGATCAACGCGTCTGGTACGGTGATAGTGGAGATCCATGACAAACGTATGACAGACAATGAGTCCTTACAAGCATCGTGGACTTTTCCGATCAGATGTAATATAGATCTCCACTACTTTTCATCTTCATTCTTCTCACTCAAAGACCCAATCCCTTGGAAGCTGTACTATAGAGTTAGCGACTCGAATGTTCATCAGAGAACCCATTTCGCTAAATTCAAGGGTAAACTGAAGCTGTCAACGGCTAAACACTCGGTCGATATCCCTTTCCGTGCGCCAACAGTCAAAATATTGTCGAAACAGTTTACCGATAAGGACATAGACTTCAACCATGTTGGGTATGGGAAATGGGAGAGAAGAATGGTCCGATCCGCATCCTCTCACAGGTATGGGCTTCCAAGCCCAATTGAAATAAACCCAGGAGAATCCTGGGCCACAAGAAGTGCTATAGGAATGGGCCATACAAATGCGGGCTCGGACACAACAGACGCGTTGCATCCCTATCGAGAACTCAACCGGTTATCGACGCCTATCTTGGACCCCGGTGAGTCGGCCTCAATAGTGGGAGCCCAAAGGACACAGTCCAATATAACCATGTCCATGTCGCAGTTGAACGAGCTAGTCAGATCGACTGTGCAAGAGTGCATTAACACCAACTGTGTCCCTTCACATCCTAAGACGTTGGGATAAATGTCGGACATTTATTTATTTGAGTGTTGATTTTGAGCATGTAATGTATAACATGTAATTTATTATGTCGTTCAATATAAACCTGTTCATCCAATATAGTCCAAATCAAATGATACAAAAGTCGATGCCTTAGACATAGCATCGGACATCCAGCAATAATAAATTAGTAGGGCGTTCTTGCTTATATTAGCGTAAACCCCGTTACATGAATCACGCTCTAAATCCCTAAACGATGCCCAACAGTTAATCCGCTTGTTCGACATGTACGTCGTCCCTTCTAGATCAACCATAAGACTATCCTTCTCGACTGATATCACACGCTTGAATACATGTCGAATGTAGAAGCGATCCTTCAGTGAAGAAGTGATTGCCAAATTACCATGACTGTGGATCCTTGCACCGAATAGCTCATCAAATGTATGTAAACACCCCGAAGGATTCAAATGGGGTTTACGGTCGACAACAATAACCATAGAAAAAACGCCCTCGATCCTTGAACTTGCACCGTCCATATTCACATCGGCATGTACACGCTCGACCTTCAGAGTACCTTTATAACGTAGGCGTTTTAACTTGATATAAGACCTGGTCCGATTGGGTTCGGTCTTAACAATACTAGGGTAAGTAATGTATGTCGAAATGGCTGTATTATGGGCAAGTACAAACTCCGGACCGAACTGGTCTTCGTGAATCCGCTGTGTCGATAGCTTAGCATCCTCGTCGGTCTTGTTATGACTATTCGTTAAACGCGTAACAGCGGGACGTCGCATGTCATATTGGCGCTTCAACCATATTGATCGAGAATAACTTCGTCGTTGCCTAGAAGACCCACCACGTCTGTTTTTAGAAGAATACATATTGACCAATATGACTATAATGAAGAGATGTGTTCTCCAATCCAGTCACTAACGTATTTAACTACACAGGTCATGTGTCCTATACATATTACCTAATCTATGTAGCTGAACAACCATTGGTCGAACACATCTTTGGGAACATCGCATTGAGGATATGTCAAGATGTTGTCGATTGTGGTCCATTACCACAGAGGTTGTGAGATAAACTCGTTAGACAATTAGGGCACTCCGCGTCTAAGTTTTGAATTAAAGCGGAAAGTGCCGTCAACATATTACAGTTACAGGACCACAACTTATCGAGGAAGTCGTTAATATGCAGACTCGTCAGACGCAATATGATTGGCCAGCTGTATTTGTCTTTTGTATGTGGTCCCTTCCACCATCAAGAGAGGGCGCTTGGGCCTGGGCCGAGAACGGAGGACTCCAAAAAAATCGCGGCCATCCGGT